CGTCTGAAAGTATATTTTGCAGTGTATATTCCACTCTCTGGGTTTCCCTGATATCTAAACGCCGATTATCTTTGGTGTACATGATGATCGTCTGTTTTTCTTCATCCCAGCACCAGTATCCTCCCCATGACGGAAGTTTCATCGGTATTCCTCGTTTCATTTCTTTTAAAGCCTGTTCAAATTTCATTTTGTCTCCTTTCTGTGCGATGTCGCACAAAGAGGACGATTACTCGCCCTCTACTCTGCTTTGTTTGCTTGTTTCATAATCTGATTCACATATGTACTCAATCCTGCTACTAATATACCTTGCACAATCGCCGTAAATACGGCCATGGCAATTTCTTGCGTTGTACCCAATGGGCAAGTAGCCACGACATAAATCGTAGCCAGAATGATGCCTACACTGCCTAAAATGAGTGGAATAAACTTGTCCCTAACTGTCTGTGACTGTTTTAGTCCCATTCCAATAAAATATAATACAATTGCTACTACCACTAATTCCGGCTTGATATAATTCATAATCTGTTCCATATTATCCCTCCTATAAAAAATCATTTTCTTCTACACATCTGTCATATATATCTTTGATGTTCTTAACAGCCAGCACCGCTTTGTTGTTTGGAAACTCCGGATTGTTCTTGCAGAACTTTTCGTAATTGTCGATATCTTCAAGAATCTGATCGAAATGCTCTTTTGTATGTCTATTCCCTTGAACGATTTCGTCATTGAACCGCAATATCCGATACCTCCATGTGTACGCCATGCCTTCTCCATTGGACTTACTCAGATTGTCCATCTTGTCGGAAAGTAACTGCATCTGCTCTTTCAATTCTTTCTGGATTTCTATACTCTGCTGCCTCCATTTTGGATAATTCTCGGATTGGTCAATTATCTCCTGGATCTGTTTGTTTTGTTTATAGTCACTGATCGACTTATCCCGGAAATACCCGGAAACCTTTGAATAACACTTCCACAGGAACAAGGCGGCAGTAATGATTATCACTACTTTTCCAACAGTTACATTCCCAAACAGCTCTAAAAAATGTTCCACGCCCTCACCTCTTTTCAAAAATAGATTTCTTAATACCCAGAAACCGCTATTCTGTCATGATTTCTTTCTTTTCTTCTTCCGTGATCCATCCCTTTTTCACTGCCTTTTCCAGCAAACTTACATCTTTTGTTTTTTTGTAAATTCTCTTCATTGTTTCAAACATTTACATCACCTGTCTTTCCAAAGATTCCGTTACCAATGTGTCAACCGTTTCTTCTAATGCAATAATTCTCTGCTGCGTTTCATCTGGTCGCTCTAAGCAAATGCGTATAGCTGTGCCTTTAACCGGCTCTTTTTTGGCATCAGTGCCATCTGTATAGCTTACCACTGCATCATATTCTTTTGTTACGCTCTTAAGGTTTACAAACCCTGTGTAGCTCTGGAACAATTCTCCTGTGTAATCAATTACCCAAATTTTTTCCACATTCTTCTTTTCAGAAAACAAGGTATCAAATTGCTCAATCGGAAGCTCTGCTGCTGCCAAAATATACAAAATATTCCCCGTCTCCATAATTCCATCTGCTACAATATTTAATTCCTGGTTATTTGCCAATCTAATTTTTCCCATTTTCTTTCTCTCCTTTTCTCTGTTATTTTTTAATCTTATTAATTTTTTATGGTCTTGCTCGTATGTCTCTCATGCACTTACCTCCCTATAAAACACATAATAAAAAAACAGCCTACCGGCTGCTCTTTAGCATATATTCTATTTTCGTTCGTAAAACTCCGCTTTCAGAGTCGTACAATTTCAAACAGGACAATACACAGATACCGAATATGAGATACCTTTTCCCGATGGTTGGGAATTTTGGAATACCATGTTGCTAAATTTTTCTATCGTCTTCGAAGGGAATCTGCGAGATGCTATTCACATGGGGATTGTCAATGTATGGTCGTCATCTGGCTACACAATAAAAAATGCTAAAGCAACCAGTAGTGGTGCATGGGCTTTAATCTATAAATTTAGATAAAATCATACAGATTTAAAAATTAGTATAGCAAGCACTAAACGTTAATCTAACGCCATTGACATCTTGATATGGGAATAAACTTATATTTCCATTTGGATTTAATGCAACCATTCCAATTATTTTTCCTCCTGCAAAACACGGGAAATAAAATTCGCTGTTCGGAGCCAAACCGCTTGGTATGTATCCAATTACTGAATACGAACTTAAAGGTATGCTTTGTTTCATAGTTGCCGTATATCCATCTACCTGTACCACACCATTTCCGTATGTGTAAAAAGCAATAGAGCCGTTGTAATAATAATCCCCTGCGGCAA